TAACATGCAGAACATGCCACGTGGCGGTACCTTCCCTGTCAAGAAGGTGTTCGTGTCACGCTTTGAGGGTGGCAAGATTATGGAAGCAGACTTTGCACAGCTAGAGTTCAGGGCTGCTGCTTATTTATCACAGGATGGAGTTGCAATTGAGGAAGTATCTACTGGGTTTGACGTACACTCATATACCGCTAAAGTTATTACTGATGCTGGTCAGCCTACGGACAGACAGACTGCGAAGGCGCATACATTCGCGCCGTTATATGGAGCAACGGGATTTGGCAGAACGCCAGCGGAAGCAGAATACTACACACACTTCACGCAGAAATACCAAGGCGTGGCCGATTGGCACTCCCGACTGGCTAAAGAAGCTATAGCTACTGGCAAGATTACTACGCCGTCTGGTCGTGAGTTTGCTTTTCCTGATGTGAAGCGTAATGCACGAGGTCGTGTAAGCAACTTCACACAGATAAAGAACTATCCTGTGCAGTCATTCGCTACTGCGGACATCGTGCCGATTGCATTGCTGCACATTGATAAACTACTTGACGGTATGCAGTCATGTGTGGTAAATACTGTGCATGACTCAATCGTTATTGACGTACATCCCGACGAAGAAAGGAGAGTTATTGATGTAATACAGGAGACTAACAGGGTGTTGCCTGACTTGATTACCATACGTTGGGGGTTGGTATTCAATGTTCCACTAGAACTTGAGGCAAAAATTGGCCCCAACTGGCTTGACACGAAAGACGTGTCGTGATATAACTATGTCTCATTGACTCAAAAGAAGGAGTATAAACACATGGAACTGACAACTATTGACACTAACAACTATGCAGCAATGGCCAAAGCAATGGGCATTGCTAATGAAACTACAGGTGAGCGTAAGCAGTCTAGCACTCTTGCTCGTCTGCGCATCAATCACTCACCTGTTATGGGTGAGGCAGAGGTGAACGGCAAGACCGTTAACATGGAAGTAATCAGTGGGGGTACGTATCGTCTTGAAGTACCAGACGGACCTACCTACTACGCAGAGTCGGTGAAGATTCGTCCGTACCTGCAACGCTTCATGTATAAGCGTTTTGTCCGTGGCATGGGCGACAGCCCTAACCGCTATGTGAAGACTGTCATGGCGGACAACCTGAACATTGACCTTAAGGACAATGATGGTGGGTTTAACTGTGGTAAACCTGCTGGCTACATCCAAGACTTCAAGGCATTGCCTGAGAAGACACAGGAACTTATCAAGCAGATTAAACGAGTACGTGTTGTGCTTGGCACAGTTGAACTGGTCAATGCTACAGACGCTTCGGGTAATGCTGTAGATGTAGATGAGACTCCGTTCATCTGGGAAGTAGACAATCGTGACGCCTTCAAGAATGTAGGTGGTGCGTTTACTCAGCTTGCCAAGATGAAGCGTCTGCCTGTGCAGCACACCATCACTGCGAATACAGAGGAACGCCAGATTCCTACAGGAGCAGTGTTCTACCTGCCGGTTGTGTCCCTTGATGTGACCAAGACCCTTGACCTTACTGATAAGGAGCAAGGTATGTTTGGTGACTTCATGCAGTGGGTCAACAACTACAATGAATACATCATCAATGCGTGGGCAGAGAAGGCCAACTCGCATGATGATGAGGATGATGAAGCTATCGTTGATGGCATTGTCGATATTGAAATCGAAGATGAGGTAGCGTAATGAATCACCCTGCTGAACTGGCGTTGCACCAATACATGGAGAATGCTGCTAAGGGTAAGTCCACTATGTCAGTGGAGACTATCCAGCAAGTAGGTCTTGATGTTATGGGTGCGCTTGGACGCCAGTTTGGTGGGGGCAATAAGCGTGATGAGTTTGGTCTGCGTATGTCTAATGTAGGCAGACCGACTTGTCAGCTTTGGTTTGAGAAGAACAAGCCAGAGGAAGCACTGCCCCTGCCAACAACATTCGTAATGAACATGATGCTTGGAGACATCGTAGAGGCTGTCTTCAAGGGCTTACTCAAAGAAGCGGGAGTGCAGTATGAAGATGATGCGAAAGTTACACTCGACCTTGATGAGAATACATCCGTCTCTGGCACCTATGATATTGTTATTGATGGTGCTGTTGACGATATTAAGTCAGCGTCTAATTGGTCTTACACTAACAAGTTTGAGTCCTTCGATACACTGAACAAAGGTGACGCATTTGGTTATGTGGCACAGCTTGCTGGCTACGCTAAGGCATCAGGCAAACGTGCTGGTGGCTGGTGGGTAGTCAACAAAGCAAACGGCGAGTTCAAGTACGTACCAGCTACAGGACTTGACGTTGAGAAAGAGGTAGCCAATATTAAAGAGACGGCAGAGGCCGTTGAGAAGAACGAGTTCAAGCGTTGCTTTGAAGCAGTTGATGAGACGTTTAGAGGCAAGCCTACAGGTAACAAGGTTCTGTCCACTGAGTGTAGCTTCTGCCGCTACCGCTTCGCTTGTTGGCCCGGACTGGAAGAACGTCCTGCAGTAGCGTCACAGGCAAAGCAGCCTAAGACAGTTGCATACGTATCGTTGGCGGAAGAATATGCCTAACGCTAAACAATTTCGTGCAGCACGGAAATATGGATATAGGAGTGGACTAGAGCATAAGCTGTCCCTTTATCTCGATGAACTGGCTATTGAGTATGAATATGAGCAGGTCAAGATTGAGTGGGAAGACTTAGCCTACCGCACCTATACACCAGACTTCGTGCTGCACAATGGCATCATCATTGAGACGAAGGGCATGTTCACTGCTGCTGACAGGCGCAAGCATCTGGCAATCAGGAAGCAGCACCCAGCACTTGACATTCGCTTTGTGTTTGAGAACAGTAGGAGAAAGCTACGTAAGGGTGCCAAGTCAACATACGGTGAGTGGTGTATCAAGTACGGATTTAGATACTATGACCGCATCATTCCCGAAGACTGGCTTAAAGAGAAGGGAAAGAACAAGCACCCTAAGTTTATCAAGTTTAACGGAACCAAAGTGAAAAGGAGATAGAGCATGGACATTGAGAACATAGAAGATGAAGACTTCGTAATCAGGATTCGTCCAACTGTAAATAATGCAGAGTGGACAGGAGAAATTGACATCTCTATTATATCATCCGCTAGTAATCCTCTTGATGACGAGGGCTATAGTCAGGTCATGCACTTCTGCAAGATGATGTGCGCTACTGTGCCTATCATGGAAGCTGACGAATCTATTCGTAACCTTGTGCATACATATGTAATGGAAGTTGTTGACAACGCCAGTGACTATGTGCTAGAAGAAGATGAAGATGTGATTATCACTAAGGAAGATGGCAATGTGGTGCATCTGAGTTTCGGTAGCAAGACAAAGGGGAGTGCATGATGACGGACTATGGTAAGATGATACGAGAGTATGAGGCAAAGCAAGCTGACATGGTGAACAGCCCACCGCATTACAATGCTACAGGCATCGAGTGTATTCAGGCTATTGCCGCAGCTACAGACGATGGATTTGAATACTACCTTCAAGGTAACATCATGAAGTACGTGTGGCGTTATCGCTACAAGGACAAGCCACTTGAAGACTTGGAGAAAGCCAAGTGGTATCTGGACAAGTTGATTGAGGAAGTGATGAGCAATGAGAGTTAAGATTTACATGACAATCGACATTGACCCAGAAGAATACCCCATACCTGCTGATGAGGATGTGGGGCTAGAGATTGAGGACGGCATCCGTGAATACTTCTATGATGTAGAGGGTGCTGAAATCAGACACATGAAAACACTAACGGAGTAAGACACCATGAACAATTATCTACCAACAGACTACCAGAACTTCATTGCCCTTTCACGGTATGCCCGGTGGAAGGAAGACGAACAACGAAGGGAGACGTGGAGTGAAACAGTCACACGATACTTTGATTACATTACTAAGCATCTGGTCACTAAGCATGATTATCAGCTTCCTGATTCACTGAGGGGTGAACTGGAACAAGCAGTGCTTAATCAAGACATCATGCCAAGCATGAGAGCATTGATGACTGCCGGTCCCGCACTTGACAGATGTCATGTAGGCGGTTACAACTGCTCTTATGTACCTGTGGATAACCCTCGTGCCTTTGACGAGACGATGTATATCCTCATGTGCGGCACTGGTGTAGGCTTCTCAGTGGAACGTCATCACATTGAG